AAGGTCTCTGGCAACCTTGCGCGTGCGTATCGTGCGCTGGACGCGCAGCATGATCGGGATTGGACGCGAGCCAAGGAAGAAAGCGCTGATGCAGACTTTGACCAGATCAAAGAGGTTGCTAATAGTCCAGAGATCGACCCTGCCCGCGCGCGTGTGATGATCGACGCGTTGCGATGGACCGCGGGCAAGCGTAACCCGCGCGTGTATGGTGACAAGCAGCAACTCTCGATCGACGTGCGCACCGTGGATCTCACGCGCACCATAGCAGACGCGAACGCTCGGCGCGCGGCGCTTGAGGCTCGCATCATTCAGGGCGTGAGCGCGCGAGTGATTGAAGACGTGCGGCTCGAAGACTTGACATAGGGGGGCCGGCGGGGGGTAGGGGTCGGGAACGCGCGCCAGCACCGTAGCGAGGGGTGGTCCGAAGCCTGGCCGCGCAACAATTATTAAAAAATTATTACTAATATTAATTAATGTCCGATGTCCGCGAATGTCCGATTTCGGACATCGCCACACTGTCCGCTTTTGTACGCTCTCCCCTGTAAGGGGAGCGTACAGGACCAACTTTGGTAAACCACATGCTTGGCAGCCCGGAACAAGAATCAGAGATATTGACGCAGATGAAGGTTTACGAGGCCGACCCGATTGGCTTCGTGCAATACGCCTACCCTTGGGGGCAGCCTGGCACGCCGCTCGAACACTTCCCTGGCCCGCGCGTGTGGCAGCGCGAGACGCTGGAGTACCTGGCCGAGCACACGAACAGCCAGCGGTTCGCTTTCGACAACGGTCTGCCGCTGAAGGTGTGCGAGACGGCGTTCGCGTCCGGCCGCGGCCCGGGCAAGACGACGCTCAATTCGATGATGGCCCACTGGCACATGAGTTGTCACTGGGGGTCGACGACGATTGTGTCGGCCAACACCGAGAGCCAGCTACGCGGCAACTTCTTCCCCGAGCTTTCCAAGTGGATCAGCGTGTCAGTCAACTCCCGGTGGTTCAACATCGAGACGTTGAAGGTGTCGATGGACCCGACCGTGGCGGGGTGGATGCGCGAGCAGATGGCGATCGACGACCGCTACTGGTACATCATGGGCAAGATGTGGTCCGAGGACAACCCGGACGGTTTCCGCGGCCCGCACAACCCTCTCGGGATGATGGTCATCTTCGAAGAAGCGAGCGGCATCCCGGCAGAGATTTGGGATATCGCGACCGGCTTCTTCTCCGACCCAAGCCCGTACCGCTACATGCAGGCGACTTCGCAGATGTCCCGGCGCTCCGGGCGCATGTACGACCTGTTCCACGACAAGGGCACGCCAGAGAAGCCGGCCATCGGCACAGGCTGGCGCACGCGCACGATCAGCACGATCGGTCTCGAGGGCATTGACCAGGCTTGGCTGCAGCAGCAGATACAGCGTCATGGGCGCGACTCCGACTTCGTCCGCATCCATATCGAGGGGCTGCCCCCGCGCACGTCCGAAGACCAGTTCATTCCGTGGGATGCAGTAAACGCGGCACAACAGAACATGCTGGGCAACGATTATGGCGAGCCGCTGATACTTGGCGTGGACCCGGCGCCCCGGGGCAAGACAGCCTGGCGCTTCCGGCAGGGCAGGAACGCGCGCGACTGTTGCGGCTCGGCGACCTACGGCTCGCTCCAGGGCGCGGATAACATCCAGATTGCAGAGAAGATTCTGGCGTTGGACCTGAAGTTCAAGCCCGACGCGATCTGCATCGACTTCGGCATGGGCACCGGCGTCATCGACTACTTGAAGCGCAAACGGACCCACGGGCGGCTGCACGAAGTCCGGTTCGGCGCGACCGCCTACGACAAGGAGTCTGAGTACGCTACCCGGGTTATCGAGCTCTGGGCCAAGATCCGGGACTGGCTCCCTGGCGGGATGATCGAGAACGATGGCGGGGAGAAGGGCACGCTCGCCCACCAGTTGACCGACCGCGGCTGGCGGTGGTCCGGGCGCGAGGACAACAAGAAGATCCTTGAAACGAAAGACGATTTGGCGCGCCGGGGGGTGAAGTCGCCCGACGACGTGGACGCCCTGGCGTGCACCTTCGAAGTCAACCCGCCCAGGAACGACACACGCGGGCGCGGGCAATCTGTCCACATCGCGCCAGGGGCGGGCGGGAGCGCCTTTTTCGACTAAAAACGCGCGTGGTACACTGAATAGAGGAACCCATGAAGTCACCCAAAGCTCCACCCCCGCCCCCGCCTGACAACTCTGCCGCCGAAGAACAGGCGCGGCTTGACGCCGAGCGCACTGCGATTGCAGAGTCGAAGGCCGCTGGCCGGCGTTCCACTCTCGTCGCCGGCGGGTTGATTGCCGAAGACGAGCAGGCTGGACGCGGGCTGCTGTCACAGAAGAAGCGATCGGCTGCGCGCGACATGGGGCTGGTTGGCTGATGGCCCTGGCCGAAGAACGGGCGATGCCCGCAGCGCGTAAGCCGCGCAAGAAGGAACTGATACAGGCGCGCATAGCGCGCGAATTGGCGAACCTGGAGAAGCCGGTCCTGCGCGAAGGCGTGCAGCCGTTGAACCCCGGGTTCTTCGTGCTCGAGACCATACGGTCCAAGACGGTCGCCAAGAAGAAGCTCGCAGCGCGGGCGAAGATGAAGGGAAGATAACGTGGCAAAAAGGTTCGACCCCAAAACCGGCTTATTTACGACGACCGCTGATCCGGCGGCGGCCGCCTTCGAACCAACTCCATTCGCTTCCAGGTTGATATACGGGGCGCCTGCAGCGCCGACCGCCCCTCGCGGACAGTCGGTGGCGACGCGCGGTCAGACCCAGCGTGCCATGACTTACGGCGAATTGTCGACCAGCAACAACGAATCCGGCACCCTCGGCGGCGGGCGCTCGCCCAAGCGTCGCGCGGCTGCCAGAGCACTACTAGAGTAAATAGACGTGCCTTTCCTGACTAGAGAATTAATTAAGTCCGTAGTCAAGCTCACTCCCACTGCAGCGGCTCGCCGCGGACAGTCAGTTTCGTTGCGCGCACAGTCCCGCCGCGGACAGTCCGCTGGTATATTAACAGTGCTCGGAGAAGAAGAAGAATCCGGCGCTCTCGGCGGCGGGCGCTCGACCAAGCGCAAGGCCGCTGCCAGAGCACTACTCGGGTAAACAGACATGCCTTTCCTGGCTAAAGAACTAATGAAGTCCATAATCAAGCTCACTCCTGTTGCAGCGGCTCCCCGCGGACAGTCTGTTTCGTTACGCGCACAGTCTATGCGCGGCGCGGTCTACGGCGCGATGGCATCCATCGGTAGTGACCGCGCTATGTCACGTTCGACCAAGCGCAAGGTCGCTGCCAGGGCACTACTCGGGTGAGCGAGCTTACGCAGTACCACATCCAGCGGTTCGGGGCGCTCAAGAGCGACCGCGGCAACTGGAACACGCAATGGGAAGAAGCGGCGGCCCGCATTCTGCCGGCGCACCGCGACTCGTTCTTCGCGGCCGGGATGACGACCGGGCTGGGACAAAGCGGTCAGAAGAAGACCGAGCAGCAGTACGACTCCACGGCCGGCTTCGCGGCCCAGCGGTTCTCCAGCGTCATCGAGTCGCTGGCCACACCGCAGAGCGCCATCTGGCACCGGCTCGTGCCGGTCGACAAGTCTCTCAAGCGCAACCGCGCAGTCAGGATGTTCTTCGATGAGCTCTCCGATCTCCTGTTTTCCTATCGATACCGTCCAGTTGGAAACTTCGTGGGAAATTCTCAGCAGGTGTACCTCGGGCTTGGAGTGTACGGTAACGGGGTACTGTATGTCGATCGCCCCGACAATGAGCGAGGGCTGCGGTATCGCAATATCCATCTCGGAGAAGCCTACTTCGCAGAGAACCACGCCGGAGTAGTCGACACGCTCTATCGTAATTTCTATCTGACGGCCAAGCAGGTCGTACAGCAGTTTGGCATGAACGCGCCGGAAGCCATCCGTACTGCGGCAGGGCAACCCGGGCAATCCAACAACAAGTTCGAGATCCTGCACTGCGTCTACCCGCGCGAAGACTACGATCCAATGCGCGTGGACAGCAAGGGCAAGAAGTTCGCATCGCTCTACATCGCGGTGGCGCAGCAACACCCGATGCGCGAGGGCGGTTTCGACGTGTTCCCGTTCGCCATCGCGCGCTACACGCAGGCGAGTGGCGAAGTCTACGGGCGCGGCCCGGCGCAGCATGTGCTGCCGGCTATCAAGGTGCTGAACGAAGAAAAGCGCACGGTGCTCAAACAGGGCCACCGTATCGTTGACCCGGTGTTGCTGGCGCACGACGACGGTAACCTCGGTAGCTTCAGCATGAAGGCCGGCGCCTTGAACGCCGGGGGCGTGAGCAAGGAAGGACGGCTCTTGGTGCAACCGCTGCCGACCGGCAACATCGCCGTCGGCGACAAGCTCATGCAGATGGAGAAGGACATCATCAACGATGCCTTCCTCAATACCCTGTTCCAGATCCTGATCGACACGCCGCAGATGACGGCGACCGAAGTCCTGGAGCGTGCACGCGAGAAGGGCATGCTGCTCGCGCCGACCGCCGGACGTCTGCAGGCCGAGTTCCTTGGCCCGCTGATAGAGCGGGAACTGGATCTCATGGCGCAGCAAGGGATATGGCCGGCGAACATGCCGGCGATCCTGCGCGATGCCGGCGCCGCCGAGTACAAAATCGAATACGACTCACCCATGTCCCGGATGCAGCGTTCCGAGAAGGCCGGGGGCTTCATGCGCGCACTGAGCCAGGCTGCCGAATACGCCAAGATGACTGGCGATATGGAGCCGCTTGACTGGTTCAACTTCGACACCGCAACACCGGAGATCATGGACATCCAAGGTTCGCCGGCTGCGTGGTCGCGTTCGGCAGAAGAAGTAGAGATGCGTCGTGCATCGCGCGCGGAAGCCGCGCAACAGCAGCAGATGGTTGATGCGGCTCCTGCACTCGCCAGCATGGCGAAGAACATGCCACAGGGACAAACCACCTGAAGCTGAATCTAGGTTGTGGGCGTCGCAAGATGCCCGGGTACGTAAACGTCGACGTACAGTCAATGGAAGACCCGGATGTCGTGTGCGACCTTGGTGCAGAAGTTTGGCCGTGGGCGGACAACTCCGTAGACGAAGCGGTTGCGTCGCACGTCCTAGAGCACTTGCCGGGTGAGACGTTCTTCCACTTCCTGCGCGAACTGTACCGCGTTTGCAAGACAGGCGCGGCGGTAGACATAGTACTGCCGCACCCGTCGCACGACATCTACCTGAACGATCCGACGCACTGCCGCTCGGTAATGCCGGGTACGCTTGCTATGTTCTCGAAGCGGTACGTCGAGATGCTGGCCGAGAAGCAGATGTTCCTGACGCCATTCTACAAGTACAATGACGTGAACTTTGACATCCAGAGGGTGCGCTACACGTTCGATCCGACTGTCGACAAAGACGATCCCGAACTGGAGTGGAAGGCCAAGCATCTGCGTAACATCATCTTCGAGTGGAGCACAACCCTTACGGTGATTAAGTGACCGAACTTCTCCAGAAGTTGCGCCAGCTACTCATGCGGCGCAGGCACCAATACCAACTCACGTTTCGTTCACCGCCCGGGCAGGAAGTTCTGCGCGACCTGGCAATTTTTTGTCGCGCGGGGAAGTCCACGTTCCACGAAGATCCGCGGCTGCACGCACTGGCCGAAGGCCGGCGCGAAGTCTGGCTTCGCATATCCAGCCACATCGACATGACGCCTGACCAGCTTTGGAAGTTCTACGACGGGCGGGAAGAATAATGCAGCGCGACGGCAAGCTGGTAGTTACTCACGAAGACCATCGCTTCATCCTGAACAACGCCGCGCTGGGCGACATGATTACGTCGCTGCCGGCGATCATCTTCGCCATGCAGACCGTCGGCCCGACAGTCAAGCTGACGGTGTACGTGCCCCCCTGGCAGGTAGACCTGGTGCGGCATCTGCTCGAGCCATACGGCGAGATTACGGTCGACAGCCTGAACGAAGTGCCCCTCAAGATAGAGGATCGCCGCGCAGCCTGGCCGGATGCCAGCGTCAGCATGAACGGCGCCATCCAGAACACGCACACACGCAACCGCGTGCACATGGTCGACTACGCTTTCAACTTCCTGGTCGATGCGCGCCCCGAGAACATGGCGCAGCGCAACTACCCGACCGAAGCAGTGCTCCGGGCGAAGGAACTGCCGTACAGTTATGTCGTCTTCCCAGTCGGCGCGACATCGGACAACAAGCTGTTCAAGGCGGCCGTCATGGCGCCGGTCATGAACTGGGTGGCGACGCAAGGTTACTTCCCGGTGCTGGTCGGCACGAAGATGAGCCACACGCGGGCGCAGATGGGCGACAGGCTCGGCGAGCAACTGGTCATCCGGGACGAAGCCGACAAGTTACCGGCCTTGCTCGACACCGGATACGCCGACCTGCGCGAGAAGACGACGCTGCTCGAACTGCGCGACATCCTCGGGCACGCTGCCGCGGTCGTCGGCGTGGACGGCGGCACGCTGCACCTGGCCGGCACGACCGACACGAACATTGTTTACGCGATGGGCACGACGCTGCCCGCGCACCGCTACATCACGCGCCAGGGCGACCCGCACCGCAAGATACGCTACGTCGGCCCGCGCGACCTGGAATGCACCGGCTGCCAGTCGAAGGCCGCGCTCACGCGCTGGGACTTCCGGCTGTGTCCGTTCGACGACAACCTTTGTATGGAACGTCTCCATCATGAGGACTTCATAGATGGATTAAAGGAACTCGGTCTGTGAAACCCTATCGTGACTTGTCGCTGGAGCAGAAGAAACGACGCATTGCTCGTGCAGTGAAATGGAAGGCCGACAATCCTGAGAAGGCACTGCGCAGCAGCATACGTTCTTCGCGTCGTCGTAATGGAGTAGACCCCGATGCCGCAGAAGCTGCGCTATCTGAGCATGACAAGACATGCGGTTGTTGCGGAACAGATAAACCCGGCGGCAGATTCAGTTGGAACGTAGATCACGATCACGCGACTGGACGTATTCGCGGCGTCCTGTGCCAAAACTGCAACACTGCGATAGGAAAACTCGGTGACACACTTGAAGGCGTGTTGCGAGCAGTTCGTTATCTTGAACGTAAACAGACCCCTTGAAAGGATAAGTCATGCCAGAAGCACCCGTAGCCCCAGTCGAACCCGCAGCAGCCCCGCCCGCAGCACCAGCCGCACCCGCAGCACCTTGGCACGGCATCACCGAGCCGGAAGGCACAGCCTACGTCGCCAACAAGGGATGGCAGTCCATCGGCGACGTAATCAAGAGCTACCAGGGCGCCGAGAAGCTGATCGGGCGCGACCCGAGCACGCTGCTCTCCATGCCGCGCGCCGACGACCCGGCCGGTTTCCGGGCGGTGATGTCCAAACTCGGGCTGCCTGAGACACCGGACAAGTACGACTTCGGCAAGCCGGCAGACGGCGAGCCGGCGTTCGACGAGTCGTACATGGGCTGGGCGCGCAACACCTTCCACAAGGTCGGGCTGCCGGCCGAGATGGCGAAGCAGTTGACCGCCGAACACAACAACTACATCAAGGGGTTGATGACGCAGCAGGCCGCGGACTACGACCTGGCGGTGCAGGCCGACAAGACGGCGCTGCTCAAGGAATGGGGCGGCGGGCACGAGCGCATGATGAACGCGGCGCAGAACGCGGCGAAGTCGCTTGGCTTCACGCCAGAAATGGTCGACGCGATGGAGCAATCCGTCGGGTACGCCGGCACTCTGAAGTTCTTTGCCCAACTCGGGCAGAAGATGGGCGAGGACAAGTTCGTCAGCGGCAGCGAAGGCGAGAAGCGGTTTGGCGATACCCTCACCCCGGACGATGCTAGGCAGCAGTGGGAAGCGATGAAGCTCGACCCGGTGCAGAAGGCGGCGCTGCAGGACAAACAGCATCCGGCGCACAAGGCGACGTGGGAGAAGCAGACCAAGTTGTTCGCCATCATGTATCCAAACCCCTGATATGGATACTGTT